GCCGCCGTCGGCACGACCGTCGTCAAGGGCGCGCCCGGCCGCCTCGTCAAGGTCATCATCACCACCGCGGGCACCGCCACCGACAACATCACCATCTACGACAACGCCAGCGCCGGGTCAGGCACGGTCCTGGGCGTGATCGCCGGCGGCGGCACCGTCGGCACGAGCATCAGCTTCGACATGCCGGCCCTGAACGGCATCACCGCCGTGAACGTGGCCAGCGGCCCCGCCGTGGTCATCGGCTTCTCCTAGCCCCGTCCCGATTCCCGCGCGAACCGAAAGGGGCGCTCAGCCATGCCGCTGAATGGCGTTCTCACCCAGTACGACGACGCCGGCTACCCGGCCCAGGCTTACTTCACGGGGGTTGTCGCCGCCGCGTCCGGGCTGCAGGTGCTGAAGACTCGCCCGGGCCGCCTGCTCAAGGCCGTCGTGACGGTCGCCACCACGACCTCCGCGGTGACCTTCTACGACACCGCCGCCGGGACAGCGACCGGGACGGTCCTGCTGGTCATCCCGGCCGCAGCTGCCGCCGGGACGGTCTACGACATCAACCTGCCTGCCGCGAATGGCATCACGGTCAACGGGGCCATGGCCGCCGGGTCCGTCACGGTGGGCTGGTCATAGGCCGTGCGCCGCGCCATCCCTCACGCCGCCGAGCCGGAGCCGCCCGAGCCTGCGCCGTCCTTCCGGGATCAGCTGCTCGTGGCGCTCGAGGACCCCGATGTCGCCGACGCGCTCCTGGCCATCGTCCGGGCCGACGTCAAGGCGTCCGCCCGTCCGCTTCGCGCGGCCCGCTAGCCCATGAGAACCGGGAGGTAAGCCCGTGGCCAAGGCCATCGCGACAGTCGGCGGCATCGCGCTCCGTCCCGGCATCTCGCTCAACCGCAGGCTCTACACGCCGAAGATGATCGCGGACGCCGTGGCCGAAGCACAGGCCAAGATTGCCGCCGGCGAGTCCATGGAGATCGTCCACCGCGACGGCGGCCAGCCGGACGGGCTGGCCCAGCTCACCCACCACTCGGCCGACGACGACTCGACGCGCATCGTCGGGCGCCTCACCGGGATGAGCCTGGACGAGCACGGCAACGCCCGGTTCACGGCGGCCATCGCGGACACGCCCCACGGGCGCACCGTGGCCAGCCTGCTCGACACGTCGGACGGCCAGCCGCCGTTCCTGAAGGGCGTCTCGATCCGGGGCTACTGGAAGGGCACCGTCCGGAAGATCCGCACCGAGACGGGCGAGAACGCCGAGACGGCCAGCGGGATCACCCTCGCCGGCCTGGACTACACCAAGACGCCGGGCGTCGCCGGCGCGCAGGTGGACAGCTTCGCGTGGACCCGCGGCGGCACCCGCTCCGAGACGACGGAGCGCGTCCTGATCACCGAGAGCGTCCAGGAGGCGCGCGTGACCATCACAGAGGAAGTCGCGCCCGCAGGCGACGCGGAGCCGCAGGCCACTGCCGCCGAGTCGCTGGAGGCGCTGCGCGGCACGTTCGGCCTGGTCGAGCACATCCTCGAGGACGGCCTGTGCGTGACCTGCGCCCCGGTCGCCGAGGGCGGCGACGCGCCAGGCGACGGCACCAAGCCCTACGGGAACGTGACCTACGCGGATCCGGGCTATCAGGCCGACAAGAAGAAGCGCTACCCCCTCGACTCCAAGGCTCACGCCAAGAGCGCCTGGTCGTTCATCTCGCAGGCGAAGAACGCCTCCGCCTACTCCGCGAACCAGCTCAAGCGCGTCAAGGGCCGCATCATGGCCGCGCTGAAGAAGTTCGGCGTCAAGGTCTCGTCGTCCGAGGCGTGGGCCAGCGGGAAGCTCGCGCTGACCGAGCACTTCGGCGACGAGGGCGGCTCGTTCAGCGTCTCGCTGAACAACGGTGCCCTGTGCGTGACTGTCTCGTCGTACTGCGTGGACCCGTGCGACCTGGACGTCATCGGCACGGCCGCGATGAACGCTGCCTGCCTGGCGCTCGGCGCGATGGACCCCGACATGGACGGCGACATCGACGTGCCCGGGGCGGACGCCGAGGACGACGACGGCGACAACGGCGACCCGATGACCTACAAGCCGCCGATGGACCGCGAGACCGCCCCGGACGACGCGGCCACCACCCAAGACCCGGCACCCGACCTGGCTGCCGTACCGCACACAGAAACGGAGGTGCCCGCGATGGCGGACACTGCCAACCCCGCGGTCGAGGCCACCCCGGCTGCCGCTGCGACCGAGGCCGCGCCTGCAGCCCCGGTGACCTACGCCCTGACTCAGGAGCAGTTCGACGCGCTCCTGGCCGCCAGGGCCGCTGTCGCGCCCGCTCCCGTCGCCACCGAGGCTGCCCCGGCTCCCGTGGCCGCCGAGGTCACGGAGACCAAGGAGCAGCGGATGGAGCGCCTCGGCGCGCTCGCCGCGGAGAAGGTCGCCGAGGCTGCCGCCGCGGCGGGCCTGACCGAGACCGACGAGCAGATCATCGCCCGCCTGATCGAGGCGCAGATGACCCCGCTGCGCCAGGCCGCCGCTGAGCGCGGCATCGGCGTCCAGCGCCAGGGCTTCACCACCGGCCGCGTCAACGAGAACGTCGCGCCCGGCGCCTCCGGCGGCATGCCCGCGCTGAACAGTCACGGCATGCCCGCGGGCGCGCCGGACAAGCCGCTCGACAAGTACACCGACGAGGAGCTCGCCGTCCACGGCCACCCGCTCCTGGTCGGCCACGCGTTCGGTGACCGGGCCTACAAGCTCGGCTAGTCCCGTCCCCGTTCCACCCTGACCGCCAGCCGCCCGGCTGGTGCCGGACCCGGCAGAGATGGTCGCCCCGCCCCGCCCGCATCCCGCTGGCGGGGCTTTCGCATTCCTGACCTGCCGAGAGGAGACGGCCATGCCGTCTGAGCTTCGCGAGGCGCTTACCGCCGCCGGCGCAGCCCCGTTCGTTCCCAAGATCATCGATCCCCTGCTGGTGGAGTACCAGCGCCGCTACGCCCCCCTGTGCCGGGCCATCCCGACGCAGAAGTGGGGCGCGGACCAGTACTTCTTCAACCAGCGCGTCACCGTCCCCAGTGGCGGCGCCGTGCCAGACGGCGGGGCTCGCCCCGTGTCGTCCAGCGTGTACCAGCAGCTCAACTACCAGATGAAGCATGTCCAGTCCGTGGGCGCGGTCACCGGGTACGCGCAGGCTGTCACGCAGCAGGTCATCCAGGACCTGAGGGCGACTGAAATCGCGGGCGCCATCCAGGGCTACTACTGGGACATCGAGACGTTCATCGGCTGGGGCAACTCGGCCGCGACGCTCAACCAGGCGCAGCCGCAGTTCGACGGCCTGGACACGCTGGTCAACACCTTCAGCGGCGGCACCCAGAACGTGATCGACAAGGCCGGCAACACGCTGACCCTGGCGTTCCTCGACGAGCTCATCGACCTGGTGGAGTCCAACGCCGCCATGCCGGTGCAGGACCAGTCGTGGATGTTCGTGACGTCGTCGACGGGCAACAGCAAGATCTCCCAGCTGCTGCAGAACCAGCAGCGGTTCAACGACCAGGTGGAGATCGCGGCGGGCCTGATCGTGCCGACCTACCGCAACATCCCGTTCATGAAGTCGAGCTTCCTGCAGATGCGCGGCTACTCGGTCGGGACGGTCACGTCGGCGACGGCGACCACGACCGGATCGCTGCCCGCGTCGTCCACGTACAAGTACCAGGTGTCGGCGATCATCGCGCGGCAGGGCGAGATCAGCCCGTCGGTCGAGGTGTCGCAGGCCACCGGGTCGGGCACGGCGACGAACACGATCACGCTGTCGTTCACCCCGCCTTCGGGCGAGGACGGCCTGACCCCGCAGCTGTACAAGGTCTGGCGGACCGCGGCGGGCGGCGCGACCGGGACGGAGACGTTCCTGGGCTACGTCGACTCCACCGTCGGCCTGGCGTCGGACGGCGTGACCCCGGTCATCGCCAACCAGATCGTGGACACCGGGACGGCGCTGATCCCGCAGCAGTCCAGCGGGTCGCTGGTGCCGTCGATCCTGCCGACGGTGTACATCGGCACGAACGCCGCGATGCTGCCGCCGTCGCTGGGCGAGGAGAACGTGTACCTCATCTCGCGCAGCCCGCAGAACGTCGTGCGGCCGTTCGTTCGGGAGGCTATGCCAGTCGATGTGTACCCGACGACCGGTTCGCCCGACTCGCTCCCATACGCCCTGATTGGCGATACCACGTTCGCCGTCCGGGCGCTGAAGTTCCTCGGCCGCGCCTACCGGGTCGGCGTCAGCGTCTGACCCGCTGTCCCGCGCCCCCGGCTGCGTGCCGGC